ACAATTTCGGTGCCAATTACTGTATGGAGTTACATCTAAAGTCGAATAAATGATGTTTCTTGGCACTTAAAACACCTCTGATTCGTTATAAAAACCTATTAAAACAAGCATTATTGTCGGCTTTTACTAATTGAGCCTTATTTGTCAATGCTATTACACATTATGTGGAATGGCTTGAGCAAAATGTAAAATAGTGTATAAGATTTTTTGATATGAGTATTTTTACTAATAAAGCTAAAGAAATTAAATATGGCAAGTGGAATAACAAAGAAATTTCTATTTTAGATAGCTACTCAATTACAGTTAAACCTGGTGCAACGCTTTTATCTGGAAATTATGTAGAAGTAATTTTTTTTTATGCAAATTCAATAATACCTAAAGCATTAAGAAGTTTAGACTTATCACAAAAAAATCCAGAACAAAAAAAACTTGTAATTTTTGGCAATGAAGATGCTGTATATCAAAGATCACTTCAAATAATTGATCGAAAAAAAAATGCAGAAAAAAAATTTATTTTAAAAGAACAATTTAACGCTTCGTGGAAATTAGCTAAACTTCAAGGAAGATCATCAGGTTGGATAGGTAAAAAACCTGGTAGTGGTGGAATCAAAGTAGATGCAAATTGGTTATCAGAACCTTCAAATTTATTACAACAAAAAATTAATGAAAGAGGAACGGATGTTAAAACTTTTGCTAATTCTATTGGTAAGCAATCTTCTGTTTATTCTCACACATCAGGCGCAAGAGAAATATCAAGAGATGTAGCAATTAAATATGCTGAAAAATTAAAATGTGATCCTGTTGATTTAATGTTTCCAAAAAAAACTGTTCCTATTTGGTCCAGAGTTAATTTGTTAAAAAATGTTGAACTGGATGATAATTTTGTTCCAGGAAGATTATATTCTTATTCTGTTGAAAAAAATGATCAGGTTGTTGTTCCAAGAGATTTATATCGTGATGATATAAAAGCTATTCAAATAAAAGCAAAAGGTTCAATGTATGATAATCAAGTTGCTTTTTATTATTACACAGAAAATGTAAATAAAAGTCATATTAATAAACTTTGTATTGTAGGTACTGAGGTTGAAGCTTTTTTAGATGATAAAGAAATAAGATTTTATTTTGGATTGTACGAAGAGGTTAGAGGTAAATCTAATTTAATAAATCCTGATCCATTTGTTGAAGGTGAACAAAAAATTATTTTAAAAGATTTTGAACCAACTTTTGTAGCTCCAATTATTGCATTAATTAATCCAGAAGAAATAGTAGATCAAACAAGTTTGGAAAAAGAAATTCCTGCATCTGAAAAAATTAGAAGAGAAGAACTATTAATGGCACAATTAGAATATGTTAAAAAAATTTCAGATGAGAGAACTAAAAATTTTAATGAATTAAAAAATGCAAGCAAGGAATTTGTCGAACACACAACAAAGACTGTCAATGATGCAGCAGAAACAATAACTTTATTAACAAAAGAATTAAAAGAATTAAGAGAAAATATTAAAACAGAAAATAGGTCAAATCAAAAAGACGATTTGGTTATTCCTAATTTAAAATACGATAATTTTATTGATACAATTAAAAAATTAAAAGTAGTGAAATGACAGAAGAAGAAATTTTAAATTTATATGAGTATTGGTGGAGTAAATCTTTAAATGCAGATGCAGAAGAAATTGAAAAAGAATTTGGTGTACCTAGTGATACATTAAAAAAATGGCGCTATGCTAAAGACAAATCTGGTCCTACATATTTTAAATATAACCAAACAATTAAATACCCAAGAAAGATGTTTGTACTTTGGTATGCGAAACATATGCAGAACAAACAAGCCAGCAAAAGCCAACCAGGACCAACTGAGATCAACCTAAAGCAACTGAGAAAATAATTATTCTACAAATCGTGTAATCGATTTGACATATAGTGTAGGCAAATTATATAGCCTCTTATATGTCTAAAAACACAGTATTAGCTGATCCACTTAACGAAGCAGCGTTGCCATTGTTCGCAACTAAACTGAACATAAATCACTTCTCACCTACTCAAGGAACTATTCCTGACGGAGCTTGGATCTACAAATATTTAGTTCTTACTCAAGAGCAAAGAAGAACTCTTCCTTCGTCTAGTGCAATGAAAGCTGGAGTAGCTGTAAATAATATTTTACAAAAAAATTTAGCTGATACCATTTGGAAGTTTGGAACTAATTACAAACTAACTCCTGTACTTAATCATAAATTAAAAAAAGAATTTGCCATCAAAGAAGAGTTAGAAGAATTTAAAAATTATACTCCAGTTGATGAAAAAGATTTATCTAAAAAAGAAAAATACTTAAACGAAATTGTAGATGTAGCTACTAATGGTTTCCTGGCGCTAAAGGAAATAGGCGTGGCTAATCTTTATACAATATCCGAGGAACAAATTTCTATTACAACTGCAACAGGTTCTCCTTGTCTGTTGCCAGTCGTTGGTAGAACTGATTTTGTTTTTGGAAAAATTACTGATGGTGCCTTATCTTCGTTCTCACCTTCATTAATAATTGAGTTAAAAACTCAATGGTCCAAACTCGGAAAAATAAAAAAAGATGGTGATCGTTCCTTTCTTTCTGTCAAATCACCAACCACGCCTAACTTTAATCATTTAATGCAATGTGCATTTTATTCTGCTTATTACAATTATACGGTTCCAGTAAAATTACTTTATTGTAACGCAACTGATTATAAAATTTTTGATAGTTCAAATTGTGATGCTTTAACTGTCGAAGGTTTAAAAAGAAATTTTCAAATTCTTTGTAAAATTTTTAAAAGACGTGAAAAACTTTTATCTATGTTTGAAGAATTACCTAAATCAGAAATAATTGAAAACGTAATTGATATGGTTGATCCTATGTTCGACCATCCATGGTGTTGGAATAATCTTGGTGATGATTTTACTAAACATGCAAAAGAATTATGGAAGGTAATTTAATGTGTAATCGAACTAAAGATACATCTGCAGTTAAGTATAATTGGAAGGAATATTACGCAGCTCACTATTTAAAAAAACAAGAAAAACTTGTGTTCAAATCAATGCTGATATTTGCAGCAATCAATTTAATTTTAGGAGGTATAATCATATGGCTGACAAGCTAGTACAGACTATTAATGATTTTAAAAAATCTTTAAATGGTCAAACCATAAGTATTCATGGAAAAGATTATGCAACAGTAGCATTAAGAATAGCTGTTGCTAGAAGAAATCTTGGTTCATCTTTGGATATTAAAGACAATATTATTTACCAAGATGACAAAAGAGTAATAGTTCAAACTGATATTTTTATAGATGGCAAACACGTTTCAACTGGAATGGCTGAGGAAGTTAGAGCAGCTTCCAGGATTAATCAAACATCGGCTTTAGAAAACGCACAAACAAGTAGCGTTGGTAGAGCCTTGGCAATGCTTGGATTAACCAATGATAACATTGCATCTGCAGAAGAAGTTTCCACAGCGATAGAGCTGCAAGACAAAAAGATCCAGACTGTTTTGAAAGACCTAGAAGGTATTTCGCATGCTGGTTCTTACCAGGCGTGGATCACCACCAACAAGTCATTCTTATCGGATTTAAAAAGTAAAAATCCAATGAGCTACACCAACCTGATGGAACGGTTCACACAAATTAAATCTAACCTTAAACAAAAAGGAGTTATTCAATAATGGATGACCAAAAAAAAGAGCGCATACAATTAGGTATCGCTATCCCAGTAAGTAATAAAGCAAAACCAAGTGCCTATGATTTAAAAGGCAGCATCATCGTAGATGGAAAAAATTATCGCTTTGGTGCCTATATGTCAGAAGCCAAAGGTAATGGCAAAATGCCAGCAGGACAAAAATATTACTACTTTCACAGAGTAGAATTAATGGAAGATGCAGCTCCTACAGTTGCTGCTTCTACTGATTTTGATCCTGCGGAGTTGGAGGCATAAATGAACTCCGATAAATTTAAATCAGTTGCGATCAACATCAAAACTTACAAAGCTTTAGAAGAACTTTCACAGAAAAAATTTGAATTGCCAATCAGCATGTCAAAGACAGTTGAGTTCTATATTCAAAAAGCTTTCGAGGATTATAAAAATAATGCGCCTAGAAAATCTGCATAAAATTATTTCTTTAATCCAAGAAGATAAATTTAATGAGTACGGTCCAGTACATCCGCAAATGCAAAAAATTGCGGATGCCTGGTCGGCATTTTTAAATACACCAATACGAGGCTGGCAGGTTTCTGTCATGTATGCTTTAGCAAAAGCGATGAGAGCTAGCCATGCCTACAAGGAAGATAATTATATCGATGCCATAAATTATCTGATGATAGCTGATGAGATCCATAGAGAAGATAGTTCGGAGTTGGAGGAAAAATAAAAATGTGCCGATGGATTATAGAACTTTCAAATTATCTTTGGAACTTAGCCATCACGATACATTTAACAAAGAGGAATGGTGCCAGGAATTGTACCAAATTTATTTAAATGAGTTCAAACGATAAAGTAATTTTATTTCCAAATCCAAGAGGTGCAAACGTAGCAGCTTTAAAACAGAAAAAAATTATTATTGAAACAGCAGGAACACTTACTTTCAAAATGGAAAATAAGACCTGGGATATTACTCCGATCTTTGACCATGAATTAGAAATTTTATCCGAATTTGGCGAAACAATAAGTTTCGCACCTGAGATAGCTTCAAGATTAATAGCCACTTTAGCTACAACCATACTCAGAAATAGGCTTGTAACAGACGAGGAATATTAAATGAAAAAAACTAGAAAAACTTATCATTCATTAGACCAAAGAACTTTCTTAGATAAAAAGACTGGTCCTTGGTGTCAGTTAGATAACAGTAATTGGTTTGTAAAAAAATACCAAGGCAAAATGCAGTTCTACCTAAATATGGCAGACAGCAAATATCAAGCTATGCCAGAGGCATGCTTTGAAAGCACTTTTACTAATTCAAAAAAATATAACGAAAAAGAAATCAGACAACAGATTTCTAAATTTGTGGAGGAACATCATGCAAGCTAAGCGATTACGAAGTGAAGCACAAAACGAATTTAATAAAATGATAGGTGCAAATCTACGATTTCTAAGAGTAGCTAAAAAATTAAGGTTACATCAAGTAGGAAAAATTTTGGATGTTCGTTTTCAACAAGTTCAAAAATATGAATCTGGAGTAAATGCTGTATCTGCCTGGAGGTTAAAGCAGTTTTCAGATTTATTTGAAGTTTCAATACGCAATATTCTTGATCCTGATTATATAAAAAAAATGCACGCCATGGAGGAGGCAAAGTTCTTTGGTGACGGTGAAGTAAAACCAAAAGATTATTTTGACGC